TTCTCGACGAAGATATCACTGATGAAGAAGTCGAAGCTGAACTCGAGCTTGACGAAGAATCAGATGAAGAAGTTGAAGAAATCATCGAAGAAGAAACTCTTTTCGAAGATGATATCAAAAATCTATTTGCTGACGAAGAGCATCTTTCTGAAGACTTCAAAACTAAAGCAGCTGGTCTGTTCGAAGCTGTTGTAACAGCTCGTGTAACTGCTGAAGTTGAAGAAATTGAAAAAGAACTTGCTAACGAAGCGTCTGTCGCACAAGAAACATTCAAAGAGGAAATGGTTCAAAAGATTGACTCTTACCTGAACTATGTTGCCGAAAACTGGATGAAACAAAATGAGCTGGCTATTGAGAAAGGTCTCAAGTCAGAAATCACAGAATCATTCATCGGTTCCCTTAAAGAAGTTTTTGCCGAGCATTACATCGAAATTCCTGAAGAGAAATACGATGTTCTGGGCGAAATGCAGGGTGAGATTGACTCACTCAAGTCGAAACTTGACGAATCAACTGAAGAGAAGGTTGGTCTGGTTAACACTAAAATTGAACTTGAAAAAGCCGCCGCTGTTAAAGAAGCCACAGCTGACCTGACAGTTACTGAGCAAGAAAAGTTCGCTAAACTCGTAGAAGAAGTTGAGTTTGACGGCGACTATGCTGAAAAACTTTCTGTAATTAAGGAAAACTATTTCCCTACACAGGCTGCTTCTGATGAGGATAAACTGATCGACGACGAAACCATTACGGCTTCTGATGATGTTGAAACACCTGTAAATCGTTATGCTCAGGCTATTTCTAGATCGGCAAAATTTAAATAATTTATAAATAATAACAGTTAAAACTAACTAAGCAAGGAGACGAAAGATGTATCTTTCAGAATCACAAATGGAAAAATGGGCTCCAATCCTGGACCACCCAGAACTTCCAGAAATTAAAGATCCGCACCGTCGTCAAATCACGGCTGTGGCTCTGGAAAACCAAGAAATTGCTCTGCGCGAAGAAAGACAAGCTCTCTTCGAAACTGAGTCTCTTACTGGTAACGTCGACAAATATGATCCAGTGTTGATCAGCCTTGTTCGTCGTGCACTTCCAAACCTGATGGCATATGATGTCTGTGGCGTTCAGCCAATGACTGGTCCAACAGGTCTGATCTTCGCAATGCGTTCGCATTACAGCTCTAAAACTGGTGCTGAAGCTCTGTTCAATGAAGCCGATACCGACTTCTCTGGCGCAGGCACTCACGCTGGTTCTAACCCAGTTGATGGTTCTTACACAACTGGCACGGGTATCGCTACCGCCACTGGCGAAACGGCTAACCCAGCTGAAATGACATTTAGCATTGATAAAATCACGGTTACAGCGAAAACAAGAACTCTGAAATCAGAATACACAATCGAACTGGCTCAAGACCTGAAAGCTATCCACGGTCTTGACGCTGAGAGCGAATTGTCAAACATTCTGGCTCAAGAGATCCTCGCTGAAATTAACCGCGAAGTTATCCGCACAATCTACGCTGTTGCTAAAACTGGTTCCGCTTCAACTGCTACTGCTGGCACATTCGATCTGGATGTTGACTCCAATGGTCGTTGGTCGGTTGAGCGTTTCAAAGGTCTCCTGTTCAATATCGAACGCGATGCCAACGTAATTGCTCAAGACACTCGTCGCGGTAAAGGTAACTTCATCGTATGTTCTTCTGACGTAGCTTCTGCTCTGTCAATGGCTGGCGTTCTGGATTATGCTCCAGCTCTGTCAACTGACCTGAACGTCGATGATACAGGTAACACATTCGCTGGCGTCCTGAATGGTCGTTATCGCGTATATGTTGACCCATACAGTGCAAACACTGGTGCTGCTTCTCAGTTCTACGTTGTTGGCTATAAAGGCACAAGCGCATATGACGCTGGTATCTTCTACTGCCCATACGTTCCGCTGCAGCAAGTTCGCGCCATCGACCCAACTGACTTCCAGCCAAAAGTGGGCTTCAAAACTCGCTACGGCATGATCGCTAACCCATATGTTACGCAATCTGACGGAACAGTTGACGCCGATACATTTACAGCTAATCGTAACCAATACTACCGTTCGGTTAAAGTTACAAACCTGATGTAAACAGTAAGAGTGAGG